AAATCTCCATAAACATAAAGAATGGTCAAAATTTACAGAATCGCTTGATATCGTTTTTGATAAATATTTGAATCAGTATAAAGAAGACTGTGGTATTACAGAATATCATTGGCCAGAGCAACATGGTTTTGAACAATATAGAATGAAAAGATATTTACCTAACGATAAAGACCAATTTAAAGCTCATGTTGATGTACAGGATTATGCTTCTGCTAGACGTTTTCTTGTATTCTTTTTATACTGTAGCGATAATGATGCTGGTGAAACATTGTTTAGTGAAATGGGTATAAAGACTAAATGTGTTAAAGGAAGCTTATTGATGTTTCCACCTTTATGGCCTTATATGCATACTGGTATGAAACCAATCAATACTGCTAAATACATAATAGGAAGTTATTTACATTACATATAAAGATATCTATGTCCCACCCAACAAGTATATAATAACACACTAGAAACAGCAATACAAGGAACAAGTTAAGATATATATTTATATCCCTTATTATTCAACTTTACCCTATTCATTAGATGCTCTTTCTCTATATCTACCTTAGACTGTCCGAAATACTCCACAGCTAGACTGTTCTCAATCATCTGTTCATTTAGGTTAACTTTGTTGACTATGAGCTCCCCTAGTATCCTTCCAAATTTACCCTTCTCATCTAAGTGCGTCCGTAAGGTTATATACGAACCTTTGGGGCAATAATCATTTATAAAGTCCTTTGATAGATTGCCATAAAACTTTTCTTCTAAATCTCTAGTTCTTGACTCTGGTGTATCAATACCATATAAGCGTATCGTCTGACTTGTCATTACTATGTCGAATCCTAAATCAATGTCACAACGGATTGTATCACCATCAATAACTTTTGTTACCTTAGCTTTATACTCATGCATAAAAAACTCCAAAAAAAAAGGGGGACAGGGAAAATCCCCATCCCCCCAGTTTAGATAAAAACCAAAATTACATCAAGTTTGAAACTGCAACTTTTCTGTAATACTGATTCTCATTAGCTGTCATAACTTCCCCGCCAGCGTTAACAAAGGGATTCTTAACCATACCATAACGGGTTTTGAAACCGATTTTTGGTTGGAAAGTATTCTCACCCATTGCACGAACCATCTGCAACGGAACATAAGGACAATAGAAAAGTCCAGCATCATAAGGACTTGAACCCTTATAACCAAGACAATAGAATTGACCTGATGCCAATGAGTAGTAAGGATCAACGAAAACCTTCATACCATTCATTGTACCAGCAAGAGTTGACATTGTATCGTCAACATTAATTGCATGACCTGTTTCCAGCATACCTGCCATTGACAATGCAGAAGCAACGTCAGCAGAACAGATCATAAAGTTTGCTTTACCGCGTCGAGTCTGATGACCAACTTCATTACGGTCACGCTCGATTTGGAACATCAGACCTTTGAACTTCTCAACAGACCATCGGCCGTTTGAATCAGTATCAAGATCGAATGTACCAGCAGTAGTTGTGTTAACCTGTGCGCCAGGTTTTGCAACAGTAAGAATTGTACGAATAACTTCACGGTTAATCTCTTGCAAGATTTCCGTAGAAAGAATATTTGCCAATTCTGTTTCTGCATCCAAACCATGAACTGCTTTCAAGTCCTGTGCCAACTCCGTAGAGTATTCAGCTTTCAGTGCTCGAGATTTTGCAGTTACGGAAGTTTTGTCGATGCTAAATGCCATCTCACCAAAAGTTCCACCAGCTCCAAGGTCTTCAGCAGTTGCTGTAGGCATTGCAGTACCAGTTGTCCATGTTCCAGTAAACGGATTCTTAGAATCTGTCGTTGGCACATGAGTACCCGTACCAGAGAAATCTGTATCAGACTCATCTGCACCAGTACCAGCAGCACCAAATGCCTCTGCACCAGCTGAGGTTGTGTAACGTGATTTCATTGCAAAGATTAAACCCGTAGGGCCTGTCATTGGTTGAACACCAGCAACATCATATGCAATCATCTGTGGCATAGAGCGACGAACTAGGGAAATCAAAATCGGATCCCAGTTATCAATCTGTCCAGCTGTACTATTGGTAGGAGCAGCTTCACTAAGAAACTTCTCTTGGTTTTCCAACAAACGCAAAGTAACATCTCTGCGATAAGTGTCTTTAATTTCAGGAAGGTCTTTGTGCTCCATTACTGGGGCCCATTTCTCCTGAATGTTTTCTGATAAATACATTTTCTTACTCCTTTAAATTTTATTGAATTAATTTATGTTAACCTTCACTCATTCCATTATTTTTTTGATAAGTGAGAAATTGCACTCATTACACCATCCATACGACTATCACTTGTTCCACTAACAACTGGATTATTGGTGCCTGCAGTTTTCTTGTTATCTACTACTTCTGTACTATCTGTTTTGAAATAACTATTCTTGATAACATTGAGTTTTTCAGCATACTGTTCATCAGTATCGTAATCAACATCTTCCGTTAGTTCAGAAAGTTTTTCAACATCCGTATCAACCATACCCTCGGAAACTGTTTTGAAAACAGAAGCAGCTTTATATGTATTTAATTCTTTCAAAGTATCCATGTGCTTGTCTGTTTGTGCATCTAGTTTTTCTTCAAGTTCTGCAACTTCAACAACTAGACTTTCAAATACATCTTCCTTCTCTTCGGGAACATCAATGTAATGCTCTTCAAACAACTTCTTCAAACCAGTGATAAAACTCTCGGTAACTTCGCTTCTAACACCAGCTTCAACTGAAAGTTTATTCTCTGTCATCCATTCTTGTGTAGCATAGTTGAGATACTTATCCATGTTCTCTGTCATTTCTTCCTGCATGGACTCAACACGCTCGTCTTGTTCTTTCTTAGACTCTTCACGAATCTGTTTACGAATCTTGGAAATCTTAGACTTGACTGCAGCTTCAAAGATTGTTGCAGCTTTTGTTTTGAATGTTTCAGAAAGTTCTTCACCGTCTATAAGAGCAGCAACGTCTTCGTCAACATTAACTTCGATTTCTTCTTTCTTCTCTTCGTCTTCATCTTCGTCATCATCTCCGCCTTTGCCCTTTTTAGCAGCAATTGCTTTTTTCAAAGCAGGTGGAAGTTCACCTTCGTCCATATCTTCTTCATCTTCTTCGTCAGCACCTTCATGTTTCTTTGAAGAAGCATTAGATTTCTTTGTTTTAGGTGCAGGTTGTTGAGATGTTCCACCTTCGCCATCTTCCTCTGATTCTGGTCGGCCTGTCTCTGGGTCACTGTCAACCATATCTAATTTCTTATTATCGTCTTTACCTGCCTTCTCGTTAATTTTTTTCTCAATTTCGCCGTCTTCCATCATATCTGCTTCTTCAACTTGTCCATTTTCTTTAGCCATCTTAATACTCCTTTAATGTGTTTAGTATACTTATTTATAAGATTATAATTTATTAATAAAACTGTGGAACAACTCAATTTTCTTTTCATCAAGTTTCTTAGATACTGTATTTCTGATTTCATTACGAATATCATATTCAAGTTCACCAGTAATACTGAATTCTCTGCCTTCCATAATTCCATTAACAAATGCTTCTGGAGCACTGGGGTCTGAAACAATATCAACGGTTGATAGAACGAAATCTTTTTGAACTTCGTTTACACCTGATTTGTTAGATTTAACTGAACCTAGTCCTCTTGAACTTACTCCCAAACGTACACCAGACTCAATAAGATTCTTAACGATTTTCCCATTAGGTGTATTCATAATCTTAGCTTTACCTATGAAGTTCTTACCATCTTCATAAAGTTCTGTGATAATATGTGAAACCCTGTCAAGGTTGATAGTAGGGCCTGAAGGATGTCCAAGCTCTCCCAATGCTCTTGACTCTTTTACAAATTTGTTATTATAATTTTTTACTTCGTTTTGCAGAACAGAAAAAGGATAGACACGGCCATTCTGATTCTGAATATCAGACTGCATAAAGATACCTTTGATATATTGTTCTTTTGCTTTACCTTCAACAATATACTCGACATCTTGTGAACATTCGGTAATTAGTTTCATTCGCTACTCCTTAGTTTTGCTATTCTTTCTTGTTCTGATTTTTTAATTTGTGGTAAAAGTTTCTTAGCTATTTTCTTAATAACTGATTTCTTCTTATCCAACTTTTTTTCTAAATTTTCAAGTTCACCAAAACCAAGTTCAGATTTTGATCTATTGTTTAATATTTTAGTAGTAAGGATATCTCTTGCTTTCTTCATTGCACGTTTTTGTATAACCTCGGAAGGTGCTC